CTGGACAGCAGACAGTAGTCGAGCCAGTGGATCGTTTAGCAATGGCGGAACTCCAGACAGCAGCAACGCCATTGAACGCATGGCTGTTAATTTTAGCCCTGATGGATCGTATGGAATTGCCTTCAATGGCGATGGCAATGAGAAACACCGCATCTATCAAAAGTTTGGCACGGCTGCTGGCACCATGGGTCTAGTTAAGCCACTCAGAACATACATTTTTGCTGCAAACATTAGGGCACACGCAGACTCAGGAACTATTTCTGGTGGTGTTCTTAAGTTCTCTCTTACTGACGCTTCCTACAATGCAATTACCACAGCCACCACCTCGCATGATTTGAGCAGCGACAACCTTGCAGCAACATGGGAAAGAGTCACGGGAGTCTGGCAAACAGATGCTGACTCCATTACTAAGGACTCTAGGTTTACTGTTGAGTTTACGACAGCTCTGACAGACAACAAGACGTTGATTATGGATGAGCTGGTTCTTGCAGAGGCAGTGCAGTTGTATCCGGGTGGCCCATCTGTCTTGATTGTACGAGGCTCTGCTGACTTTCGTAACCAAGACAGACTCACACTTGCAGTTGCAAACAACCGCGCAGGCGAAATGCAGAACTTCTTTGACCAGTGTTTTGGCACATGTCAATACAACTTGAATTTGCCTATCGCTGGCACAAACAGAATTAACGACAACCTGATTGGGTAAACAATGGTCTACGTAGAAGAAAGTTACGACGAAGAGAAGCGCAGGCTGTTAGCAGAAGAGCAAGCGAGGCGCGAAGCTAGTAGGCCCGGTTCCGATGAAATAAACAGAGAGTTAGGGATGATTCATGCCCGAAACCCTGCAGACCCCGGACCTCGCCAAAACGCCGTAGACGGAATTTTTGATCAGGGAGACGGACTTCGTGCTGACACGCCTTATGACGAAGGCATTGGGATGGGGCCAAACGAGTTTAGAGAATCAGAAAATAGAAAACAAATTCGAGAAACTGCGCAGTTCACTCAAGACCTAATTGAGGGAAAATTTGACGCTCAAATTGAAGAGCAAAAAAAAGCAGCAGAAGCAGCAGCTAAACAAGCAGAAAAAGAGGCGCGACAGCAAGGCCCGTTTGGCACACAAGGCAGCTCTGATGACGCTGAATACAACCGCAGGGTAGCAGCTCGGGCTGCTGGTGAATTGCCAGAGCAAGTTGCAAAGCAGCAACAGGTCCAACAAAGGATTGCAAACCGCAGAGAAGGCTACGAACAACGAAGACTGGCAAGGCAGCAAAGAGACGCGGCCCGTAGATCTGGCACGACACAAACAGACACACCACGATCTACAGATTTCCCTACAGGCATCTCTACAAGCAGGGGCATGAACGTTGCAATGACAACAGCCTCTGTTAATGGGCAAACTCGCCCCATTTTGAGCAATGACCCTAACAGGACCCTTAGTCCTAGTGAGTGGCAACAGACTTTTGCAGATGGTGACACTGCTGCAATAGAGGCTTTCGACAACACAGCTGAGTTTATCGGGACTCTTGATACTCCAAAAGCAAGGCAGTGGAACGAAAAGTATCAAGAGATTCAACAGCAAATTCAGTCCATCGAAAGCAACGAAGCACTTACTCCTACAGAACGTAGGCAGGCAATGGCTGATCTCAACAGCAGGAGAGCGCGTCTCGCTGCCAGTGTCCCTGATCTTGGTGATCTAGGAGAGCAGTCTGAAAGACAAGAGATTCAACAGGAGAGAGACGAGCAAAGCCAGAACCTCCGCGAGTCAAAGCAGAAGTTGACTGACATAGCAAACGTCGTGAAAGCTGCTGATGCAAGGCGTGATGCTCAAGAAGCACAAGGCATTCCCGTTAGCAACGAACAATACGAAAACATGTTGCGGGACGAGTACCAAAGACGGCAGCGTGCTGCTCAGGTAGCTCAAGACCTCATAGACGGAAAGACAGAAGCTGAAGATGTAGATGAGACTGTAGAAGGAGATCTTAATTACAGTGACGCAAACGGCGGTCTAATCCCGTATAGCGAAGATGGTGTTACTAAATTTAGAAACGCAACTACACCGGGCATGTCAATTCCTTCCAAACGAATAGGTGGAACAATTTACCCAGCCCCTGCAAACGATGCTCAGATCAAATCTTTGCCGAGCGGCAGTGTTTATTACGACCAGAACACTGGCGGCTTGAACGTTTCTAAGTTGGGTCCTAAATCGCCACGGGAAAGATTTGAAGAATCAAGAGCGCAGTTTGAGGCAGAGCAGATTCAACTGGCTGAAGAAACCTCTGAGCGCGTGCATTACCAAATGGAAAAAGACTACAACAATGGCATGGAATCTGTGCGTGCTGGCGTTGCCCTGATAAACTCTAAAAATTCAGATTACAACATTACTGAAGAGCAATTAATGAGAGGGGACCTGACTGGTGTTAGTATGATGGACAGGGGTACTTTCTCTACATCAGACATGACAAAGTTCATGAATGTGCCCCCTGACCCTAATTCAGATGAGGGTCGCAAGATGATTGCAGAACAAGTCCGCCAAACTCTAGAGCGCAAAGAAATTGCACGCAGAGAAGCAATGCGGCACGCGGCAGAAAGAAACGAAAAACTCGCGCCGTATGCAAATGCCAGCTCTAATTACCAAACGATTGTTTCTGGAAATGAAATTTTGGTGCAAGCTGACAATGACGAGCAGTTTGAAGCCTACGTGATTAACCAGAAAAACAGCGAGTTTGTAGGAACAGCCGTCCCTATTTTTGATGACGGTGAAGATTTGCAAAGAGCTGGTTTTAGTGCTCTCAACACGGCCTACTACAATCCCACAGCAGGTCGAGTCATTGCCCCTAACTTTCCTCGTAACGAGTATTCTGGAACAATGTCAGCTACAGACTTCGACAATTTGTACAACGCAATGATGCGTGCATACCCCGGACTTTTGACTACAGTAGAATCACAAAGAGCAATGTTTAACCAGATCGCTGAACACAGCGGCTACGACGGTTCACAGAATTTCTGAATAATATTTCCGCAGAAGGATTTGCGATGCAAGAAGACTTTAGAGAACAGTTTCGTTCTGACTTTGTCCCTAGCCCTGAGCCTACTGAACCAGTAGAAGAGTTTGCAGACTTGACTGATTCCGGAGTTCCGGAAACACAGGCAATTGACTCTGCTGCAAAACAAGAGCAAGAAGAAGCTAAGCGTTTGCAAGAAGAGCAGGCTGACCAGCTTGACTCTATGGACCCGCTCAAACAACGCAGAGCACAAGAGCGTGCAGACGACAAGAAAAGAGCGGATCAACTTGTTGACCCTGACTTCCAGCAAAACAAAAGAGAGGTGCTGGAGATTGCTCAGGAGCGAGTTGCGCAGAACCACCCTAATGCAAAAAGGGGCACGCCTGAGTATTACGCTCTAATCAAGTCATACCGCAACAGGTATATGGAACGACGCGGATTCGACGTAGTTGATCCTGTTGCCCCGCCTAAAAAGACTGCGCTCACCAAGGCTTCTAAACAGTTTGACGCTATGCAGAGATCTGTGGATCGAATGCTTAAAACTCCTGAAACCAGAGCTAGAGAGCTGGAGGAGGCACAGAAAAAAGAAGCAGCTAAGAGGTTAGAAGAGCGACGTTTCACAGAGAAGTTGCGAAACGAAGGCGTTACAGAAATTAGAGACGGTGTTGAATACCAAGTTGTAATGGACGCGCAGGGTCGCAGAAAGTTAGCTGGTGGCGGTTTTAAGGGGTTCTATCAACAGCTAAAGTCTGGAACCAAAGATGTTTTAAATCACCTTGCAAGTGGTGAATTTCGACTCGCTCAATCAGCGTCAGTGGCTCTTATGGGTGACTTTGTTCTTGGTGGACATGAGGCAATTAATGACTCGCTTGATCCGCGAACTGAACAAGAGTTAAACGCTATTGCTGAGTACAGGATGCGCAACATCATCAATGAGCAGGACTACAAATACAAGATGTATTTGAAGTACCCTGAGTTGCAAGAATTTGAGCCTAGCTATTTGCAAGAACTCGGGACTGCGTTTAAGGATGGAATAAGTGCAATCTCTACTGGTGGCGCAGGAATGTCTGCACTTGTTACGCAAGCTACCGTAGGTGTGTTGGATGCTTCGGGCCTTAAGGGTGGCGAAATTCTAGATCAAAACCTAATGATTGACATGGCAATTGATCTTACCTACCAGCAGAAGTTTCGTGCAGGGCGCAGCAGAAGTAAAATTGATGAAATGAGTCTTGGGGGAGACATTGGTATTGAGCTGACGAGAGAGCTTCCCTCTACCATGCTTGATTATTTTGTTGCTTTTGGTGTTGGCGGAAAAGTTGTTAAAGGACTTAGTAAAGAAGCAACTAAAAGAGCTATTGTGCAACAGGCACGCAAGCGTGCTATTGGTAATGCATTGGTAGATTCGACTGAAGTTGGTGGTCAGCAATTTATTGACAGTTTCCAGCATTACATGAGAGATCCAAATATCGACCCAGAATCGGGTAGGAATTTGGCTATGTACGAAGCTCAATTTGCCATTCTTACAACAATGGTACTTGATTACTTTGGTGGCAAAGTAATTTTCAAAGGCAAAGGGCCAAAGCAAGAAAGTATTCAAAGGGATTTAGAATTCTCAACCAAAAGAGTTGTGGGGAAAGTTCTCAAAGCTGGCGGTAAAATCGGCGGAGCTGGTGCCGCTGAAGCTGTGACGGAAATTGCACAAGAAGTAGCAGTTGATCTTGGCATTTCTGCTGGCAGAGATGACATGGGGAACAGCTTGCTTTTTAAGGCACTGGAGGGTGACGGTGAAGCATGGAGACAAATTGCTGTAATTGCCGGTGTGTCGGCCATCCTTGGTGGCGGCACTAGAGGTCTTTCTATGACAGTAGAGGGGGGAGGTCCGCGCAACGTAGGTCTTAGAGAGTTGGGCAAGCTCAGCGAAGGTATTAAGAAAAGAAGAGCAGAAGAATTGCAACGCAGCTTTGCAGTTGCCTCAGATGCAGAAGATCTTCTTGCAGAGGTCACAGACGAAGAACTGGCTAAGGTCGCCATGCGAGGTGTCACCCTTGGCGAAGACGAAAGTTTTGCGCCAGCTCGTGAGTTCTCAGGTACTGGCAAGAGCGGCAAGGAATACGAAAACGAAAGACTTACGCCACAGATTGCAAAAGCAGCCTTGCAGCAACGTTTAGGATACAGCACTGCCGAAATGGACATAGAAGCCTTGCTCACTATGGAGCCTGAGCGCGTCAGTCAGCAAAGGAAGCTGAATCCAAACGACGAAGAAGCGTCACGAGACATGAAGTACCTAGAAGACGCTAGGGGCAGCTTGTCTGCTGATGATGCGTTTGACTCTCAGGGCGGCGAGAACGTCGCTCTGAGGGAGTTTGTCCTAGACAACCCTGAGCTGGCTAGGCAAATGGCAAGTTCGTCTAAGCCGCCATCTCGCAGGCAGATGGAAATTATCCTCGGCGGACAAGATCGCAAGTCAAACAACGCACGGCACAGAACCCGTTTCTGGGCTGCGGTGCAGCAAGCTGTTCAGACTCTCCCTGACCCAGACCAAGAACAAGACTCAGAGCAAGAGGCACAGAACCAACAGAATGTCACGGTACAACAGGACCCGGCGGGTGAATCGGTTACGCCTACGACTGGCGACGAAGTGTCAGAAAACCCTGATGTCGAAGGGGTCGTATCGCCAGAAGAGAATACCCCAGCTCCAACTCAACCAGAACAAGAAGAAGAGCAACAAGAGCTTGAGGTCTTGCCAGCAGAAGCAGTCGAGACAGCACCAACGCAGCAGCTGGAAGAAGATGAAGGTGCTATTGAACCAGCTGACGAAAAACCGGGGCTAGTCAAAAAAGCAGAAAGTGCAATTGCAGGGGTGACTGCAAGGGGCATGGACGAAGAGGCTGTTAAATCTGGATTGGAGCGTCTTGTCGATGATGTTAACCTAGACGATCTGAGCCAGAACACGGAAGAACAACTAGAGCAAATTCTAACTTTGGTTCAACTGTTTTCTACTCTTGGTCAAACAGGAGGGATTAGAAGAACTACAGCTGAAGATGGCGAAGTGCACAGCTTTGCAGAAGAACGCGGCGTAGTTGTGTACTTGTTTGATGGGCCAAACACAACTAGAGGCGTAGCTTTGCACAGGTCAGCTATTGCTTTCAATTCAAAGCTCGCTGCAAGCGCACGAGTTAGAGCAACAATGTTCCATGAGTTCATTCACATTTACCAATTTGAAAACCCCGGTGAGATTGAGGCTCTCGCAGCTGTAGTTTTTGGAATTGCACCAGAGGCAGTTCAAGCAGCTATAAATGAATACAACAAGGCTTTCGATGACATGAACAAACGGCGCGTGGCAGATGGATTGCCCCCTTTGCCAATGGACTTGGAACGAATGCTTAAAGAAACTCCAGCAGTTATGGCAAACATGATTGTGGATTTCATTATGGCAGACGACCGTGTTCTTGCAGAAATGCTTAGAGCAGAACCCAGTAAGATGGCTAAGTTCCTTGAAGCTGTTATGAGGTTCTTTGGCGTTGGGCCTGACAAGATGACCAAGGAGCAAAAAGCTCAGATGGAACACCTTGCCACTCTAGGCAAGGATGAGTTTACCGCAGAGCAAATGGCTGAACTTGGGTTACTGTACAAAAATCTTTTCAGGACACTGCGAACACAAGATGGCGACAGGTCTATAGGGACAGTCACGCCTGCACTAATGGATGTCTCACCATCAGAGGCTTCTGCCATGCTTGCGCAGGCAACGCCATTGATGACTCACATGCAGAGAAACATTGGTGCAGATGACAAGGAAAAGTACAGCTACCAAGAGTTGCAAGAGAGATTTGCAAAGGACCCATCTCTCAAACTAGAAGCGGAGTTTAGAGGGTTTGACAGTTGGTATGAAGGTCACTCTGAGGCTTACCGAGCTGACAACCCTAAGAGCAAAAAGAAAGCACCTATTACGAGGGATGAACTTGACAGGTTTCTTTCAGAAACTGAGCCACAAGTAGATGTGAGAGTTAGTGGCGATGGAAATGATCAAGACGTTCGCATGGTAGCTTTTGCGCTGGGTAATAATGCTTCAAATTTGCTTGCAGTAGAAGACGAAGTAATGGGGTTAGGTTTTGAAGTTGCGCCTGAAGAAAGAATGAATCAACTTCTTTCCGGTCGATACGTTGCTCGGAAACTTGATACTGAAGAACCTCTAGTGCATGATCTTGAAAATTACTTGCCAGAGAAATACTTTAACTTGCACACAAGGACAGTAATAACTGACGCAGATTTAACATTTACACCGTCAATGACTTCCGCAGCGATTCGGGGAACTAGACATATTGAAGTCTGGGGGCAGCTTGAAGAGGGTGGGCCTTATGTGCCTGTCCTAGATCAAACAGGCAACCACCTTAAAAGCGTAGACGAAACAGTTCTTATAGGCCCCGGTCAAATTGACAAGGATGATATTGAACAGTTTCTTTATGACAACCCAGACGCAAGACTAGATCGTGGAACAGAAGAATATATTACGGCTCTTGACTATGCCGTTGCGCCTGAAGAACAGCCTGCTGGGGTTGTTCGTATTCGTTTTAATCAGAAGAACGGTGCAGATCTTTTTCGTAGAAATCAGCCACAAGACGCATACAGGGACAGAGAATATTACAAACAACTTAACAAAGCTGTTTTTGAATCAGAAGCACATTCTCCTTATGCGTCCTCTGAAATTAATGTAAAACCTGCGCCTAAACCAACAATACGAGACCCGTATTTAGAAGAAGTACAAACTCCTGCTCAAGCCTTCGAGATGGGAATTGAACCTGAAAATGGAGCTTATGGTGTTTCGGTAGAGGGTCAATCAGACACTGTTGACTTTTCAGCCTTTTCAGACGAAGGCACTGGATCTTATTTTGCAACTTACATGTTGTTTGGGCAGTTTAAGAATGAATTTGCTTCTGCCAGAGGAACTGACGACGCAGGACAAGAAATACACAACCCAACAAAGTATTCAAATTGGTGGCCTTCAGGAAGATTTACATCGGGTTTCGATGACTTGTCTTCTAACCCACGCTCTTATCGAGAAGTGCAAGTAGTTACTAATGTTTCTACAACAAGCGAAAGTAGATCTTATTTCGGTGCACATTTTGCGCCAAACGAAGACTTTGGTTACAACTTGCTCGGCAACCCATCATTCCGCCACGAATTAGGCAGTGGTAACCAAAATTATATCGGCCACTACAGAAGAGATATTCGAAGCGACGGCGGTGTGCCGACCTTGTTTGTTGGAGAGTTGCAATTTGATTACCAAGGAGACAGAAATAAATATGGCGTGGAGGGGGAGTCAGATTTTGTAGACGACAGCTCTGTAAGAATCGAGGTTAAGCCCAGAAGAGTCGTTCTTACTAACATTAGAAGTGGGGCAAAGATTGATTTCTCAACTCAGCATCTTATAGAAATTATTGACGATTTAGAAAAAGCCTCAAACACAGAACTTTCTCAGCGCAGCATAGCCCAAGTAAATGAGTCTAATGTAGAAGAAGATGTTGAGTCTCGTGTATTGAAGGTGTTGTCTGCTGCCAGAGAGGTGCCAAGAAACACAACAGATGCAACTTCGATAACAATGCAAGAGTTTCTGGCGAGGCCATTAGGACCAAAAGATCCAGTAGGCGATTTGCCTTTTGGCAGGCCCATGAAAAACGCTAAGCAGATGTCTAACCGAGGATATCTGAACCTCATTCTAAAGCAGATCATCAAAGACGCAGCTGATAACGGCGTGACACGCATTGCCATTCCACACGGTGAATTCATAAATCAATACTGGTCAAACCAACACGGCAATTCCTATGCGTGGACCTTTGACCCTGAATCAGAACTTTTGAACGTTGTTCAAACAATGGGAGAGGATGACACGGACACAAAGGCATCTAAACGCAAAGGCCAAGATAGACTCGAAGGCATGATTATGGTTCAGGGTGTTCAAAAGAAATCTGACCAAGACGAGTCTCAAATTAGAGTTCCTGTAGTAGAAGGCAAAGCTAGTAGAACAGCTTTGAAACAAGCAGATGAGTTTAGTGCCGCTACTCCTATTAAAAATGAAATTCTCAATGCCATTGATAGGGGCGAAACCCAAGGCGTAGTTCGTCCACGAGTTGTGGGCAAACGTTTTGTTCATTCAGATCTTGGTCCTGCTCAGGCAAGAGTCCTTGCAGCTACAGAACACTTTTTCTCTAAAGGTGATGGGTCAGGGTACGGCGTTGTTGTTTCTAAAAACACAACTGAGCACGGGCTAGTCAGGCATGACGCAGTAGACGCTGAGATGATGATTATTGATCTTACGCCACAGGCAGCTGAAGCTGCTAGTAACGCTGACAGTGTCCTAAACACTGCAATGATGGATGTGTCTTCCGTCAACGAAGACGGAGATCTGTACGACAACACATCCGAAAGCGACGATCAGTTCTCTGAGCCAGATCCAAATACACCAGAACACGCCATGGTGACAAGCCTGACTGACTATCTAGTTGGCAAACAGGACGAAATAGCTCTGAACATTGACCCTAATTCACCACTTGCACAATCACTGCAAATTGGCAATACGGTCAAGGATCTCAAGGGCACCAAGAAGTTTATGCACAACATCTTGTTCCCTGCGCTTGCATCTAGTAGTCCAATTGTCAGAACAACTGTTTCTAGAATGGCCTTCCTTGAAATGGAAGCCAGCAAGCGGGAGCAGATACAGCTTAGAGAAGATCAGGGATATTACGACACCTTGCCTCGCGCCTTCCGTAAGAACAAAGGCCAAGCGTTCTTTAACTTAATGGACAAGGTTAAGGTTGCCCCGAGTGAGATTGATACTCATCCAGAAACTAGAAACCTACCGCCTAAGGTCAAACGCGCACTAGCTCACTTCAAGGCTAGAGGCGAAGGTATGAGACTTGAGCTTGTTGCACAGAAGCGTAGTGCAATTGAAAACTCCACGCAGTACCTCAACATGGATCAAATTGTTGTTATTGCTAACGAGAACCTTCCTGAAGATGAGCACTGGAGCGTTGAAGAATTTAAGAACGGCAAAAGAAATGGCAGGAGGATTGTCAAGGCTGATGGCACTACCCTTACCAAAACAGAGGCTGCTACTGAAGTGGCAAAGCTGGCTGTGCCAAATGACTGGGGATATCAATATGAACACATTCATCACGCTTTCTTTGGTGTGTACAGGCTTGGCTGGATTGACGAAGCAAAGTACAAAGAAGCCCGCGACAAGGGCATGACTGAGTGGCAAGCTCAGCGAGAGGCTCTTGTAACGATTGGTGATGCAAACAACTACTCAGATGCTGCAACAAAGTTGAGCCAACAGAGGAAATTGCTTGCAGATGAAAAAGCTGCAATGCGAAACGCAGACGGTGAGATGATCCTTGTAGCACTTCCAGACACGCAAATTCCTAGTGACGTTACACAAAGACTAAGCACAAAGCAGCACAGTGCGTTGCTGGCTCAGTTAGGCGAAGCAGCGGCATTGACTTCAAGTGAAATCTTTGACCTCACTAGGGGAATCGTAGGAACTAAGAAGTCTAAGAACACTTTCTACGCAGCAATGTTGGAAAGAACTGGAGCTGAAGGCTACAGCACTGACTTTATGAGAGTCTGGGGTGTGCAAACTAGAGGGTTTAACAGGTACATACTTTCGAGGCAGCTTAGAGATACTGTTTACCCTGCTACAGAAAAAATGCGTGCAAATGGTCTTCTGAAGTGGGCAAATCATTTTGAGGACCTTGTTGAGTACGTCATTAATCCTGCAAGCGCGGAAAGACTAGAAGGAACGGCTGAACAGTTGCTTGATGGAATCTTGCACAAGATTCTTGGCGGCGACGGCGAAAAAGGAATACTGTTCGGCAAAACAGACATTGGTCACAGGCCGCTGCGCAGAGGTTTGCAAACAGTCCGAGCTATTATGTACTTTGCAACACTGAAATCAGTGAGGCAATATATAATCAACAGTATGCAGCCGTTGCAAACCGTTTACCCTCTTGTGGGCGAACTTGGAATGATGAGGGCAATACGCCTCTACAACACCAACAAAGGCAGGGCTATTTTGAGAAAGTATGGCCCTGTTGCTGATCGTTCACAATACACAGACGCACCAGCAGGTGGCGGTTTGGTTGGCCCAAGAGCATTTAGGCGGATTACTAACTTGCTCAGACAACTTGTTCAATACTCGCCTATTGACTTTTCGTCTGAAAACCGAAACCAAAGATTTGCATTTTTGGCTTTGTACTTGCACGCTAAAGATATGGGCATGTCAGACGAAGAAGCTGTCGAGTTTGGATATATCAGGGGAACTTTGCAAACCCAGTACCCGTTTACAAGAACGACGCAACCTCCGGTTATGAGAGGGCCGATTGCAGCAACAATCTTGCAGTACAAACGCTTTATGATTAATCAAGTGCAGTTGGCCGCGTCTTTCCTTGCTCGCGGGTCAGATAAAGGTGACTACGCGACTACTGGATATGGCGGATTTACTAGGTTTGCGGCAATGCAACTTCTTATTGGCGGCGTTCGAGGTGTAGTCCCAATTGCGTTGTTTAACTTGGGTAAAAACACCCTGTGTAAATTTATGCCAGAGTGGTGCGAAAAAGCTGGCGGATACCCAGAAGACGACGTAGAACAGCTTAGAAGATTTGTAAACGATGCTACCCAAAGTGACAAATTTGGAAACGCTATTGCTCACGGTATATTTGCATCTATCTTTGAAATAGACATGAGTGGGTCCATATCTTTGTTTGGCAAGCCATACGGCAGATCTACAGCAGAACAACTTGGGTATATGTTCATGGGTCCTGCTGGCAACTCTATGCTTAGGGTAGGAACAGATCTCAGTGAAAAACAAACAACTGACAGAAGCACACTAGATGTTGTGGGTCAGTCGTTGCTAGATGGTGCCCCTGCTGTTTCTGCTATGGTTGACTTCCTTGATGCTTGTTACAACATGGAAATGTCTGGTAAGAAATATTACGACAACAGAGGAAGATTTAAGTTTGAAGCTACTGTGTACCAGAGATACTTGAAGATGATGGGCTTCCGTACTATGGATGAAAGCGTTATTGCAGCTGAATGGCAGCACATGGATGTGGTAAACAGGACCTATGATTATTACATTGACAAAGCAGCAACACTGTACGCCTCTGGCAAAGATGAAGAGGCCGATGAGGTAGTAAACAAATACAACGCCATGTATGGTGACAGGATTCCTATCGAAGGCAGAAACATCAGAAACAGGGTCGAGCGAAAACTTAAAGACCGGATGCTGCCTGCGCAGGAAAGGCGAAGAGAGCAAATGTCTGACCCTGCTCAGGCTTATGTACAAGAACAGTATGGAGAAGTTGAATGAATCCTCGTAAAGAAGAGACAGTAAGCGTAAGGGTTAGAGAGGCTACCTATGCAAGAGTCAAACAGATTGCAAAGGAACGCGGCGTGAAGGCCGTAGAGATCTGGTCTCAGATGCTTGACGCATACGAACGTGTGCCAGCCCCAACCGTGGTACACAACGTCACAGAAGGTCCTGTGGACGCGAACCACAGGCCAGTAGGCTCGTATCTAAGCAATATGTAAAGCACAGTGCGCCCCCCGAAGGGAGCGCACTGCGACAAAAGAGAGAGATGGAGTCTCTATTAACGCTCTTGTGCGAACTTCCACCAGTCCATCTGGAGCTTGGACTCTGCAGCTGCACCAACCTTGGTGTACAGAGCAAGACCAAGGGGTTCAGCGTCTGGGAAAGTAGCAGCTTCGAGGTTAGTTTGCGTGACGTAGGTGGCGTTTTTAGCACCATCCACGTAAACCGCAAGCCTTTTATCTGCGTCTGCGTCAGGATCGTACACAAACCCGAGCTTGACAAACGTATCTGCAACTGGAACAGCAGCTCCAGCAACAGCATCCGTCTGGGCTTGGCCTTCAGCGCGATACATGAAGTTAATTGCATCACCATCAGCCTGATCGCAATGGAAACCAAGGAAACTGAACGCACCCGGTGCTCCGGTATCGTCAACGAGGGTGTCAGCAGAACTCAGTGGGACACTGCTTCCGTGGTCAAACGAAAGACCGACAAAAAACGCAAGCGCGTTGTCGGCAATTGATGCCTTCTTAACTCGACATTCAAACCACATCTTCTTGGGCGCGGCAGTTGAGATCATTCCCATTGGGCCGTGCGTAGTAAGATGTCCTTCGTCATTGTCAGCGTCATTGCCAGCCACTTCAATTTGACCAGCAGCAACACCAGCAAGCTGCTTGATTGTTACACCAGTGTCGATGTAAGAAGCATATGCCTGTGTGTCCTGATCGCTGACATGCTGACCGAAGTTAGTGAAGTCATCGAAAAAGAAAACTCCAGTGCCCTTCTGAATAAATTCACTAACTGGACAATCAGCCCAAACACTGGGGCTAGGCGACGCACCCGTATCTGTTGCGTCACGGTATTCAACAAAATTACTCATGTGTTTATTCCTTCCTCAGTGAGGATTAAGTAACGTCCGCACCACTTGAGAGCAGGAAGTTAGAACGACGGTTGTAACACAGCAGGTTCATGGTCATGTCAACATGAGTCAGGAACACGGTGTGCTGGTTAGATGCCTTTGCAGGACCTTCTTCACGAAGGTACTCGCCTGCAAGGAATGCGGGGCGAAGTGACTGCCAGTTGACTCCGTAAACGGGGTTGCCGGTAGCGTTTTCGAGCTGCGGGACCCACTGCACAGGAGTGCGGCGGAACATAACCTGACCATCCTTGGAAGCGAGATCGTTGCCAAGGTTTTCGTTCTGAGCTTCAAGAACTTCTTCCAGAGGGCCAATAACACTGTAGTTCGTGTAGTAGCCGTAGTTAGAAGGACCTTCGTACTGTGCGTAGGGCGAAGGAGCCTTGAAGTTAGTGAACGTCGAAGCCTTACGCCATGCACGGATAAGGTCAACGCTGGTTACGTTGGTGTAGGAAGCAGACCAGTTCTGCCAGTTACCATAGGTAGCTGATGCAAGACCACCTGCACCAGTGCCTTCAGCAGTGTAAGTCGGGTCACCGCCAAGGAAACCACCAGCAGTCGTGGGTGCGCCACGGGTAATCCAGTAAGGAATACCGTAAAGACGATCAGTCTGGCTGGCTGTGGGCTGTGACCAGAATCGTTCTTCCATGTGAGTTGCAAGCGAACTCATTGCGTCATGGCGACGAATCTTGACAAGGTCCACAATCTGTGCCGGAGTGCGATTCATAGCGATTTCACGACGCTCAAGAGCGTAGTTAGTCGTCATATGCCGCCAAGGCGCAGTAGCCGTCTGCATAACGTCGGTAACGTTCACCGAATCGACTGCGTAGAGACCAGTGTCCTTTGCAGCTCCGCTAGTTGCGGTCTGCACGTTCCACTGAAGCCCCTGTCCTGACTGATACGAAACCTTCTCCTTCTGGAGAATCATTGGGAGAGCGACATGTTCCTGCAAACTGTAGGAAATGTCGGTCCACTTCATACGGCCCAGATCCTTCTGGGTCGTTGTAATCAGATCTGCAATATCTGATGCTTGGAGCGAAGCCATTTTAATACCTCTTATTCAAATGATTCCGAGTCGAGTGCTACGAGTCCTCTGTCACGCATGATCTGCGCAACACTAGCTACGGCTTTGTCGCGTCCCTGCTTGGGGACACCACGGTTGTTTGTAGCTCTAGCGATGAATTGCTTCTCTCGCTTTTTGACCTTCTTTGCAAAACGATCTCGTTCAATTTCTTGGATACGCATACCGAAGACGCTTCGGAATGCCTTTGTGAACAACTCAGTGTCTGTAGGGACAGGCTTTTTAGCAGCTGCATAACCAGCGCGAAGAACGCTGACTTCATCAAGAAGTCTAGATCTGTTGCGCGAGAAATCAGATGTCGGATCAAGATCACTACTAGGGCCTGAACCAAGGACTTCTGGGTATTTACCAGCAATCTCAGTTACGCCCTGTTCTGACTGTGCGCTAAGTGCAACACCGCCAACCTTAGAAAGCTCTCCCCGCATTCGTTCAAGTTCTGAATTCAACGCCTTAATCGCCCGTGCTGCCACAGGGTCAAAATGATCGTCGGGTTTCATCCCTTCAATTTCTGCAAGTGCCTGCCTTGACTCGTCAATCTTTTTGAGAGCCGCATCGCTTTGCTGGATTTCTGCTGATTCGGAAGTCTCTTCGACAGCTTTCCTCTGCAAAGCGGCAATAATTGTACCTAGAGCTGAGTCAGATCCAATGGATTTGATTTCATCATCAGAAAGACCTTGGGCTTTAGCGAGAGCAACAAGTTCAGTCTGCAGACCTTCTTGAACTTCTTCCTCTTCCTCGTACTCTTCATCATCATTAATAACCTCGGGTTGATCCGGGTCGTAATATTCGTATTCATCTTCTTCGTCTACTTCTTCTTCTTCGCAATCCTCACACTCTTCTTCTTCGCCCTCTTCAGCGAAGCCATAGAGTTCTTGCTCATCAGGCTCTTCAAAATCCATGCCTGCAAAAGCACCTTTCGGTTCTTCGGTTTGCTCAGTCGTTTCTGTAGGTTCTTTTTGTTCATCCATCGCCATAGCCTCCACTCTTGTCGTGCATTCCATATGCTTTTAGGTAATTTGCTCTATGTGAGCGTGATTTAAAGATCGCTTGCCCGGTTTCCGTGTCAAAGTCAGTAGGAACGCCTTTTTTCATGCTGTCACTACGGAACTCATTCACTTGACCGGGATGTACGCCTGCTGCATCGCTTTTCATAGGCCAGACTGCACACCTCGCAGGGCTATTACCACAATGCTCAGACGCAAGGTCTCTTTCCCACTTTACACCTTCTAGCACAATGGACATATCGGCCTCACATCGCCGTTCCATCTCGCTAATAGTCATAAAAATGGAGGTTGTCTCACCAGTTGTGGTATTTTTGTAATCGTAATATGGCATTACTGCATTTGCTCCGCTTCAGACTGCTGGTTCCCCGCACCCATCATCATTCGGGTCATAGCATCGTCTCTAGCTGTGCCGCTCATACCAGCAGCAACATTCTCTCTAATGTATTTACGGGTGGTTTCTACGGGCTTGACAGTGCCTGCTTGCGTTGATTTTGCCATTTCCATAGCTGAAGCAATGGACTCTTGTTCGGCAGGTGTTAGGTCTCTAAGCACATCCTGCAGCTCAGGAGTGTTGCTGTACTTGGAAACGATCTCGATAAACTCCTTCATGTCGAAAGTCATGCCCATTTGCTGCAAATTCTGCGCCATTGGCAAGATGAAGGTAGAAACGATCTGAGACACTGTTTGCACACGTTCAGCTGGGCTTCTGCTCTGCATTGAGTATGGCGCAATGTCGATATTGTAATCAACAAAGTCGATTGTACGCATACTAGGGCTGAAATCAGCCTTGACGGTGATATTGGTGTCTGGGATCTCTTTAAAGATTCTTGGATTTGCAACAGGGTCATGGTACAGATATTTTGCAAGAGAAGTTACCACCCCTTGCACGGCACTGCTCACAGCTGCCTGCATGTCTGCAATCTTGGTGCTGGCTGATTGAGAAATGATCTGCTCCTGACCAACAGTATTGGCCGCCTTGCCCAATCCACCCATGGTGTCCAAGTTGCCGCCAAGGTAGGAGAACATCTGCCTAAGCTGAACCATGAAGGCCAGCGAGGTTTGATCTACGCCGCCGTAGGTGACCTCCTTGGTGGCTTCAGGGCGGTCTGAGCGGATGATGTCCCCATCGTCCGCAGAACCGATTCTACGGCCATCCTCTTCAGCCCCTGCTCCGACCACTGTCAGGGTCTTCTGACGCTCAGCCTGCCTTCCTAGCTTCCTGAAGACCCTGTTAGACAGATCATGCAAATCAATGAGCTGCATTGCCGGTGCTGTCGGGAAAATATTGCCCGGAACGTCATTAAATCCCAACCTGTGGTAAGGGCCATTATCTGGTCCTGACCATTCAATAATGCGTCTCTCTTCTGAGTCTTTCACGCCGCCATCAGCGTCTGCAGGCATTGTTACCAGCAGGTTTTCGTATGGAAGCCAGATGTCCCAAAGCTCAATCATGGGCATATATGACTCATCGCCATACCCTGTTCCCTGCGTTGTCAGGGTTTGCACCCTGTCATCTCCGCCCTCGTTAGTCATAGGGGTGTATTCTGTCGGCTTCAAGTTAGAATTTTTGCCAAACATCTTCAGATCCATGACTGCCTCGTAAGGCAGGCAATACCTGTTCCCGCAAAATTGGATCTGATCCCATCTTTTAGCACCAACATCGAACACGAAGTCATCAAGATCGACGTTGTCTACAAAAGGCTGGCCCGTGTCGTGGGTGAAACCCATGATTTCTGAGCTTGCTTCTGGTGAAATGCCCACTTTGACAATGCCCATTGCAAACATTGCATCAATAACCCAGCGTTGCAGGGTTTCTTCAAAGCCAATTTCTTTCAGAAGCAGGTTCAAGGAGAGCTGAAAGTTCTCAGCTACTGCTTTCGCCTCGGGGTTCTGACTGGTCACAGTAACTTGTGGCGATCTTGCAGCCACTTGCCTCTTGTAAATGGAGAGGGCCATTTCCATGAGGTTGATGGGAACCCGGTCCATAGGGCCGTATTCTCCATAGTTACCGCCAACATACTGCTTAATAGCTTCCAACCTCTTCTCTCTGAAGGGCTGCATCTTACGGCGCGAGTATTCGATTGATCGGGCAAGGCGGCTAACCTTGTCGCCATCCATTTTATATGCCATTTATTACCACCATTGTTTGTCTTGCTTGCGTTTCTGGGCTATGTGCCTGCGCCAGAGCATTGACCCTTCTGACACCTCTACCATATCTATCGGCCTTGTATTGTTCTTTCTCCGGATGATACCACGACAACACAATGCGTCAGCTGTGGGCCTGTCACCGTGGTTTTCCCTAGCTCCGCTAGGGTCGAAGTTACGAACAGACCTTGAGTGTGTCACCCACCCTGTAGATGAGAACACAATCTCTTTTGCTTCTTTGATCGACGGAAGACTGTAGTTGATGAATTCCTTTGATTGCAAAGCGCGTCGATATTCACCGTACAGTGCACGCTTGGCATCCTTGGTAGGCCACCAGCCCGGTGTTTGGGTCGCAGTCTTCGTCACCTTGTTTTCGTTTTCCCGGTAATACACATGACGATAGCCGTTTTCCAAAACGACATCGCCAAAGTTCCTGCCGGGTCCGGGTGCTTCCCAGATCAAGAAAGCCTCCCTGTTGTTTGCGTCACAGAAGTACCTGCCAAGTGCAACCGCATACTTGCCTAGTTCTTCTGGCCTGACGTTGGGTGACACAAACTCTGCAACCTTCTCCCCTGTGCTTGCATCTGCAACACTCATTGCAGAGTTGCTTGCACCAGTACCAGTTGCAATGTCAACACCGATGACATACATCCGATCATTTGCAACGTGACCAGTAAAATCTGGCTCCCTCCACAAATGCAAACGGCCTTTAGGCGTAGCTACAAAACCCATAGGTGCAAGAGAGTCGGGTTCAAACTCCAACTCTCCTACAGCCATGGGTGGTTTGCAAACTGTGTTTTCGATCTGGGTCAGCACTTCGTTGTCAAAGAATTGGTAATCAGATCCACTGAAGTCAATGTCTAGCTCTTGCGCAATTTCTTGTGGGTGCGCACATCGTTTGACTTCGTCGTCGTACCAAGGACTTCTTTCTTTCCCGCCCTCATCAACGTACAGATTCTTCGCTTTGTCCGGATGACGAGTCCAATGCAAAACAAGCTGCTTCGTATCGTTTTTATGCGCCATGTCGAAGAATGCGTTTCCGCTACCCGCAGGCGTTGAGTTAAAAATTCTTGACTTAGTAGCATCACGAGTCGAAGCCAGCGCACGATATCCGGCATCAACGTCAAAAGCAGCAAACTCATCAAGACCAATTGCAGTTCTTCTATCTCCTCGGGCAACGTCGCCAGTAGTAGATTCTCCGTCGATGGTAGATCCATTGGACTCATTTGTAAGCCTTAGCTTTGTACGAGTGGTCTTGGGCTTCAACCAGCCGGGTAAGTGTTCGTGGATGAAATCAATCTTCCAAAAAAGGCTCTTGGGGTTGCCCGGTTTGTCCACATAATCTTCATTTCGGCTAACCAACAAGAAAGATTGACCAGAATGAAAATGCCATCGCCATTCAAACACCGTCAGAAGCATCCACGACGCACCCATGTCGCGGCTCTTACGGATCACCAAATCATGGTTGCCAATCGCATCGTTCATATCAACCAATGATTCATCTTGGAATCCATAGGTTATGAACGGCAACTTGCCCGATCCTATACGCGGATCATAGGTCCAACAAAACATGTTGACGTAAAACAACAAGTCCCTAGAGCACATCATCCAAAACTCTTCAGCGTGCTTCTTGTCTTGTTTTGCAAGTGACAAAGCCTTGGCCCTGTACCGAAGGTTGCCCTTCATGTCCTTTGGGACACGCCTGTAATATTCGTCGGTTGTCTCAATCACCAGTACGAAAACCCCATCTTGTGCTGCTCAATCAAATACGTCCGTATCTCTTTGACCCGCAAGCTAATCATTCCCTCTGTCACACCAAGAATATCAGCAGCCTCACGCTGGTTCTTACCCTGTGCCAACAGCTGTACCAAGTCTCTCATCTGTGGTGGGAACACAGGCAAGTCTGAAGGATACTCAAATGTGGTAAACAACGAGCGGATCGTCTGCAAATCCGCTATGTCATCAACCCCAACAAACATGCTCTTGAACACACGAGGCCCGTAGCTCCCATCCTCCATCCGTGTCCTAGATATCTTCATGCCCACAGACTTGGCGTAGGAACGCCGCATAGGCTCATACAGACGTATGTCCAAGAATTTGCGGGGACTGGCCCTCGTGTGGTCGTACTGCTCCATCAAGCCGTATGCAATAACAAACGCCTCGTTCTCAATCTCTTCTTTGTCCCATTTTGGAAAAGATAAATGCCGCCACTGAGACCAGTCGCAACACATCTCATACAACTCAAGGGCTGAATACTTTTCCTTGTTTGAAGTTTTGCCTGAGCTGCACATACGTCGTCCGACGAATCCCCAACAGCTCAGCAATATCTGTATTGCTCATGCTGTCTATTAGTACCTCGTGCGCTATCACGGCCATTCTCTGCCTAGCCGTCATCGCACGGCGGGTTCGTGCGGTACTAAACTCTTCCTCAGACAAATCCAACTTGTGGAGCAATTCGCCCTTAATCGCCTCTACCATCAACTTCGCTTGGCGAGGACCCCTTTTGGTCTCTGCTGCGCTCATCTTTAACTTTATCGGCCCGGACCGGAACATCCTTGTGCTGCTCTGAATCACCTTGCGTCTCCGTTTCTAGAAGGTCAATCAAACCCATCAATTGCCTCCCGTCATCACGATAACGCGCATCTGCCTCCAAGCTAGTCCTACTTGGCAACAATTTTGTATAAATCTGGCCCCAAAACTGTGCTTCATTGGTATTAGACCTTCTCGCCCAGCACAACATGCCCCAAGCCTCCGGACTCGGCGCATCCTCCGGAACCGCATCCTCCAACATCACATTTGCAGCAACCCACTCCACCGTCTCAGGTGTCGAACAACTCCTGCCAAGGAAAGATGACTTGCCAACCTTGTCGCCGTCCATGTCGGACACCGATGCCTGAACCACCGGTGCCGACACTGGACGACTCTCACCCACCTCGACACTCTTCACCTGATCCTCTTGTGGACCCTCCTGAAGCTCCCGCTCAAGCAATGTCGCTGCTTGACCCCAAGCGTCACCGGCATCAACGCCTTGCTCCTTCAACGACTCGCGGATCTCTATGAAACGGCTCCAATGGCCGTTCTCCATAAGCCAGTTGCGAAGCTGGCTCTTTGAGACGCGCTGTTGATAAAGATGGGGGGGAACGTATGCCACAAGTTGAACCTCCGCTTAGAGTGTCGAGCTATATTATACGAAAATTCGACGCGGGCGGGGCGTGGCAAAAAATTTCAACGAAGTTGAAAAACGGTTTGCAAACCTCGCATCAGCACACACGCGCACGGCAGCGGAGCTGCCAGCACCTTGCAAACTTGCAAACCGGAAACACCCCAAAGGGGTGACGGATCGCATTCCGGAATTCCGGAAAGACCCAGCTTCGCTGGTCGCACGCGCACGCACACGTTCCAGCTCCGCTGGAAAGGCGACTACCCTCGGCCCTTGCAAACTCTGGCATCACATACGCTGTCCTTCGGACCATGCACACAGTCCTTCGGACCACATGCGCTGCCCTTCGGGCCGTACCCACGAGGCTTCGCCTTGACACATGAGGCTTCGCCTTGACGCACTTGACGCACGGGGCTTCGCCCTGACCAGTGACGCAGCACACAGCGCAGCATGATGCCTCCCCATACACACATGAGGCAGCAAATTTGCACTATTTACCCCTACGGGGTAGAAATTTAGTTGGCAGATTTTCCTTGCATCGGTGGTCAGAATGCCGAAAGTGAATGGGTCAACTCATCGCCGAATCGGTCGGCATCTCAACCCTTGCAACTCCAAAGGAGCCACCCATGAACAACTTCGTTGTCACAACCACCGTCCAAATGGCAGAGCCATTCACCAAGACTCAGGAATTCTACTGCCCCTTTGGGGCTGACGCAGCCTTCTGGAAGGCTGTCGATTCCAGCAAAGTGCTGGAAGAGTGGGGCTACCCAATGTCTGTGACATTGACCAGCAAATTGCAACTCAGCAATCCTTCGGATTGGGACTGGGATGTCGAGTCGCCCTGTGGCTGTGATGCTTGCAGAGAGGCTGAAGCCTACGACGAACTTCCCCAGCTTTCAGCTGGTTTGTCCCACTCCAACTCCTGCTGCTAAAGCAGCACCTCAACTCCTGCTGTCTTCGACAGCAAAACTTACCTTGAAAGGGTATGCAAATGTCCATCAGCTACGCTGAACAATCCACAGGGAACCTTCGTTCCCTTCTCCGTTCGCTCCGTAAGACCAGCGGAGGACTTTCGTCCTCTCTGTCTGCAGCTGAGGCCAATGGCCTCAAGAAAGAACACTGCATTGCAGTGTTGCAGTACATCGACGATTGCAATCGTCACGGAAGACCGTTCCGGTCTTCGGATCTCCGCCACTACGCTGGACTCTCCGAGTCCAAGACTGGCCGAATCCGAATGGTCAAGAAGGCGAAGCCTTCGACCCCCAAGGTGACGAAGTCACCCCGTCCTGCTACCAACGGAGTTGAGTGTTCAATCACCAGCCTCGTCGATAGTGTCCTTGACACTAGACTGGCAGATGTCGAAGCGAAGCTTGCCGAAGCTGTTGCAAGCTCTGGTGGTGCTTCCAGCACCTTTGTGTTCCCTGAAAGGGAACCAGTTGTCCTTGACAAGCTGACCCACGAGGTCCTTCCGGACCTTGTTGACTGCTGCAATGACGGCTTCAACAACTTGTTGTTGGTAGGACCAGCAGGAACCGGCAAGACGACCCTCGCAGAGGACCTTGCAAAGGCTCTGGACCTACCCTTCGGGTCGGTCTCCTGCACTGCTGGACTCTCCGAGTCGGTGTTCACTGGCCGAATCTTGCCTACGGCAAGTGGCGAATGGACCTATCGGTCCACCGAATTCGTCAAGCTGTTCACCGAAGGTGGTGTCTTCCTTGCCGACGAATGGGATGCAGCTGATCCGAACCTGTTGACTTTGGTCAACTCAGCTCTTGCAAACGGCAGAATGTCCAACGCCGTCTCTGGAGAGACGATGATCCGTCACAAAGACTTCGTCTTTGTTGCTGCAGGAAATACTTGGGGCTACGGTGCCGACCGGACCTACGTTGGGAGGAACCCAATCGACGGTGCCACCATGGACCGCACCGTAGGTGCCAAGTTCCATGTTGACTACTCCGTAGTCATCGAGGACAGCATCTTCAGAGCTTGCAAGAGTGACAAAGTCACTGGTGACGAGCTGAAGCAGCTGATCCACAGTCTTCGACGGTGGATCAAGACCGAACAGGCTTCCTACATCGTAGGAACTAGGGCAGTCGTTGCAGCTGTCCGGCTTGCAAATTCGCCGAAGCCGAAGAGCCTCGCCGACATCCTTGCAAGGCTCACAATCGACTGGTCTCCCAGTCATCAGACAGCTGCACAGCGTACTGCTATGGCAGCACACAGCACCAAATAATCACCCACGATTCCTGAAAGGAATACCATGCGTTATTTGCAGAACACCAAGACACGAATCGGCGTTCGATTCGACTCCGTCGAAGACATGATGCAAGCGACCAGCTTCGCTGAGTCTCATGCCAACCCAACCGCTACGGCGGAACAGCGTGAGGTCAACATGCAGGATCTGAAAGATCGCACCGTTGAGTCAAGCTGGACCGAAGGTGTCACTGATGCCGACTCGCTTGCAAACTTGTTTGCAAATCCACCGGAGTGGTTGATCAAAGCTGGCACGAAGTGCCTTGACACGATCAATGCCGCAGTCGGTTCCCGACTCGATGCCCCCATCAAACGTCGAAGACGTATCGGCGTGGAGGATGGTGACTCCGTCAACATCGACCGATTCCTCGTTCGGTCTTCCGAACCATGGGAGCGCATGGATTCCTACAGGAATACCACGCCGATTGTGACCATCACCGTCGATCTGGTCACTGCCGGAGGCCAAAGACGCGATGAACTCCTTTGGAGGGGTGCCGCTGCTGTCGGTGCTGCTATGCAAATCGAGCGACTTGGCGGTCAGTGCGAGATCATCGGCATCAACTCTGTTGCAAAGGTGGACGGCGAACGCCGTCTGATTCAGGAGATTATGATCAAGCCAGTGCACGAGAAAGCTACGCTTTCTTCGACGCTGATTTGCACGGGGCATGTCGGTTTCTACCGATATGCCGTCCTGAATTCGTTCTTCGCTTGCAGCGTTGGCAAGGTCAGACCCGGCATGGGGCAGTGCATGGACACCCCCATCAGCGTACTCAAAGACGTTGGCTGTGACATCCACATCGGCAGGAATTGCACTAGTGCAAGCAAGGCAATTGCAGAAGCAAATGCCGCCATTGAATCATTCGACAAGAAAGGACAAGAACAGCATGTCTGATGCAAACAACCCGCAGGGGGTGGGAATCCACCCCCTGCCATTTGAGATCGGTGTCGGCGTAGACACCCACGAACTGCTTGCAGTTCAGCTGCAAACAGCAGCGTATGAGAGTAACGCGGAAGCAGCTACGCTGCTCGTGTACCAACTCTTGCGCACTGTCAATGCACTGGAACCACGCAGCGATTGGATGCACATCTTGAACGATGCAGCTATGCTGCTGGCACATGATGAAGGAATGCTCGATTCA